AATCTGAAACTTCAGTCCAAGCACTTCCGTTCCAAGTTTCAGCTTTACCTATCGATGCATCTGCAGCTGTACTTCCTCCAGAAAGAATAGCACTCGTTATAGTTCCACTTCCTGCTCCAAAAGCTCTGCCATTATTCATGTCTCCAACTTCAGTCCAAGAACTTCCGTTCCAAGTTTCAGTTTCATCTGTGTAAGTATTTGGACCAGCTGGATAATATCCGCCTGCAAAAACACAAGACGTATTAGTTCCACCTCCTCTTGCACCATCTCTTGCTTGATTTAAATCTCCAACTTCCGTCCAGTTAGTGCCATTCCAAGATTCTGTTTTTGCTTCATCTCCTGAATCAGACTCTCCCGCTGCTATTAAACCTGCTGTTAAAAGTCCTGATGAACCACCTGTAATTCTTGCCGTATTTACATCATTAACCTCTGTCCAATTTGTTCCATCCCAAGACTCATTATTAGCTACACGAGCAGTTCCAGCATAACCACTTGCACAAAAGGCAGCTGTTTGAGTCCCTGCTCCTTGTGAACCATTTCTAGCTGTGTTTAAATTGTTAACTTCAGTCCAAGTTGAGCCATTATATGATTCAGTATCAGCTGGATAGCTTCCATTATATCCTCCAAAAACTAAAGCTGCTGTTTGTGTTCCTGCTCCACCTTCATAAAGTCTTCTAGCAGTATTCATAGCTCCTCCAGAAGCCCAAGTTCCAATCGGTGCACCACCATCTTTAATAGCTTTAAATTGTCCTGATGTTGAATTGTAATACATTTGTCCAACGATTGCGTCTGAGTATCCAGCTGCGGGTGCAGTTGGCGGGATGCCTGAGAAAGCCCATTCTTCTGTTGCTGTTCCTCCAGAAGGGTTTGGTCCACCTCCAATAGCTAATGCCTCAGTTGATGTACCTGAACCATTAATCTTATATCTTGCTGTAGCTAAATCATTTACTTCAGTCCAACTTGATCCATTCCAAGATTCTGTTAAAGCAGAAAGACTGGGTCCATTATTGGTTGTTCCTCCAGCTATTAATGCAGCAGTAGAATTTGCTGCTGAAGCTGAATTGTATCCTCGAGCGGTATTTATGTCAGTGGTTTCTGTCCAACTAGTTCCATTCCAAGTTTCTACAGTTGCAGATGGGTTTGCAGCTCCATCTGTTACTCCACCTGCTCTTATGGCATCTGTTTGAGTTCCCCCTCCTGAAGTTCCATATATTGCTCCGTTTAAATCATTAACTTCTGTCCAACTACTTCCATTCCACAATTCTGTTAAAGCATATTGTGTAGAAGATGGAGTTCCCTCTCCACCAAATATTAAAGCTGAAGTAGCTGAGATTCCTGATGAACCGCCTTCTTTCCTACCTGTGTTTACTTCTGAAACTTCTGTCCAAGATGATCCATTCCAAGTTTCTGTGTTAGTTACCCAATCAGTAGTGTAACCTGATGCGGCTATTGCTGATGTTTGTGTACCAGTTCCAAATATATCAAATCTTGCTGTATTTAAATTATTAACTTCAGTCCACGCTGTACCATTGTATTGTTCTGTATTAGCACCTCCTCCTGGATAAATTCCTCCAGCTATTTGTCCTGCACTGTTGCCTCCCGTTTGAGCAGTAGCATCAAACACTCTTGCAGTATTCATTGCTCCACCAGATGACCAAACTCCTGCATAAGGATCATTTGTTTTTGCTTGTGCAAAAGGTACGGGATCTGATGATAGGTTTTGTACTGGAAAACCACTAAATGTTTTTGAATCAGCCATTGGATTATTTATCCTTTAGCAGCCAACCTTGTGTACCATCAGTATATACTAGAGTTAAACCAGCTCTTTCTATGCTTACAGTTAAGCTTGCTGCAGTTCCCATTATCTTCTCTGAGCCATTTGGTGCAATCGTTAAATTGTTTGTATCAAATGTTCCAGCATAATCAATAAATGTAATTTCATCACCTAACGTTCCTGCTGGTAATGTTCCTGTGAAAGCCGCTGATGATGTATTACAAAAATATCCTTCTCCTGCTACTGCAGTGAAGCCTGAAGTTTTAACAGCTTGGTATGATGTACCACCTGATACTTCAGCAAAAGATAATTGACCAACACCCGTTGTTCCTGAACCAGAAACTGATGCAACTTTTAAAAATCTATCTGCTGTAACGTTTCCTGTAGGGAACTTTAATGTATATGATTGACCTGCTGAGTGAGCTGGTGATTGTAATTTAATACCATGTGAATTGGATTCACAATTTAAAATAACTGTACCAGGATTTGTGTTACCACCTATTTCAACAGCACCTGTACCGTTTGGATATAAATTTAAATCTCTGTTTGAAACTGTAATAATTTGTTGATCGTTTGTATCTAAATTACCACCAAGTTGAGGTGATGTATCATCTACAACATCTCCACCTGTTTGAATTTGAATAATGTCAGGATTCGTTCCATCATTTGCTGTTGCAAAAAGAATTGCTGTTCCTTTATTAGTTGTTGCAAAAACAAAGGTGTCACCAGATCCTGATGCGTATTTAAATGTAACTGTGTAAGCACCTGATGTTGTATTTTTTAAAATGTAAAAATTTTCTACGTCTAAAGGAATTGTAACAGTTTTATTTTCACCAATAGTACCTGTGAACTCAATCATTCTAGCTTGAGCTGTTCCCGTTAATGCACCATCTGCAACTGTTAAAGCTGTTGTTTGTGCTCCGCCTGCAATTGATACTGCCTTATATCCACCAAGAACCTGTTCGATAAGATCTAAGTTAGCGTTTGTTTTTGTTCCCCATGTACCGGCATTTTCGCCAGTAGCCATTTTTTCTATACCAAGTGGTGTATATGTTGATGCCATAATTTTCCTATGCTGCCTCTACGTCGTTATAACTTGTATTTGATCCAGTTGCAACACTCGAATAGCTAGTATTTGAGCCCGTTGAAACATTACTATAATTCGTATTATTGCCTGTGTCAACATCTTGATAATGAATAATAAATGGTGCTCCTAGTGTAGAAGTTATTGATAAACCACTTAAACCAACTACTTGATCTTTAGGATCTATAGTTCCAACAGAAGCACTAAAAGATACTCCTGATAATCCCATAACTTGATCAGCAGGATCTATTGATCCAGCAGTCATGGTAGAAGATACACCTGTTAACGGAACAGTTACTGAACCTGTTCCTTCTATTTGACCTAAACCAAATTCTGCTTCTAATCCACCTAAAGTTACATCTTCATTTGGTGCAACTGCTGTACCTTGAGATGATGTAATTTGAAAACCCGTAGGTAGAACTAATGTTCCAACAAAAGCTATTGGAGTACCTAATGTAGCACTCATAGATATACCTGTTGGACTTACATCTTCATTTGGTGCAACTGCTGTGCCTTGTGTTGATGTAATTGTTTGACTTGTTAATCCAACAACTTGATCTGCAGGATCTACAACACCAATTGCTGATGTAATTGATTGACCAGAAATATCTGGTGTAACAGCAATATCAATTGTTAATGAACCTGGTTGAGCTGTGAATTGTGAACCTGCAACATCAAACTCTGCACTAATAACATTTGTAATTGAACCAACATTAAATGTTGAAGATACTCCTGTTAAAGAAATAGAAGCTGTTCCTGATAAAGTTAATGATCCAACGCTTGAAGATATTGATTGACCTGTAAGAGTTACAGTTTCATCTGCAAGATTTCCCCACTCACCACTGTTCCAAGATTTAGCACCCCAACCTGTTGCAAGTAATTCATCCTCGCCCCAGTAAGCTTGGCCCCAGGTAAATCTACCCCATCCAGCCATTCTTTACTCCTATGCTAATCTTATGATTGCGTTTGATGAATCGTTTGCAGGAAACTGAATTGTAAAAGTTCCGTTTGTTGCAGTTTTATCAGAACCAAAAGCGATAACAGCAACAGCATCAGTAGTGTTTGAACCACCATCTGTTTGTGTGTTGTAAATTAATGCGCCGTTAGCTGTGAAAGAAGCTGATGTGTAAGACACATCAGAAAAATCTGTAAACGCAGTTGTTGAAGTTAAACCAACTCCAGTGTTTGTTAATGTAGCACCACCTGCTGAGTAAGCAGATCCAGCCGTGTTTGTAATTTCTTCAGATGTAGAGTAATCAGTAGTTGCTGCACCTAAACTAGCATCTGATTGATATAATGCTATTTTAAAAGTATCTCCGCCTGATCCGTTAGCGTCAAAATCGTGTTTACCTTGTAAAAGTTCTTGTTTGAAACTTGAACATATTGCTGATGATATTGCCATAATTTAATCTCCTATTAAGGTGACGGTGAAGGAATTGGTATTCTAACTGTACCATCAGTGTAGTCATCCCTTTTACGTCTACCTAATTGTTCAGAAGCAAACTTCTGTACTTCTTCTTTATACTTATTTTCATATAGTGTCAACATATCTAGAGGACCTTTTAAATACCCAAAAGCCTCCACTAAACAAGCATATAATAAACCATTTCCAAAGTATTGACTTACATAAGTTGTAGTATTTGAACCCGATAAACCATCAGGAATAGCTTCATAATGAATTTTAAATGTATATGTTGAATCAGGAGCTGGAGCTAAAAATAGTCTTCCAGAAGTAGTGTCCGTCACACCTGTTGCTCCACCAAACATAGCGTAATATTTTGGCTTACCTGTAGATGTTTCAGCAGGAATATATTCTTGTAAATAAGTTTCGTCTTTTTTCTCTAACCAAGCATTTGATCCTGTAGAAGCAGATGTAGAATCATAAACTTGTACACCTTTAACAAATAAAGTTTTTGCTGGTACGTTTATTGTTGTTTGACCTGTAACTAAATTACCTGTTGATTGTTTTTTATATGCATCAAGAGGTATATCTCTTAAAATTTTCATTTCAGCATTTTCAATAAACTGATCAGTAATAGTAGCTGTTAACACATTAGTATCTACTTCTGTATAATTTTGAATTGCTGTTGTTAATGTTGCGTATGTAAATCCTGCCATATTATAACTCTACATTTAATGGCCCTGCTTGGCAACCATTTCCTCCGCCTGAATAAGTATCAAGCCAGGTAGCTCCTTGATCATTAGTTTTTAATTGATATCCATTATAATTAGTAACGGAAGAAGGTTGTCCTGTACTTGAAGAAGTTGTTGTATTTAAAGCAGTAACTATTCTTGCACCAATAATTTTTGCTCCAGCTAAGTGGCTACCTGCGACAGTATTTTTAGGAGTTGAACCTCTAAAAACTGCGTTTGTTCCTCTAGTTAAACCAGACAATGTTTTTGTTCCATTATTATAATCTGTGTATTGAATAATTTCATTTTGATAAGTTCCTATTTTTAAAGCGTCTGAAGTATCTGATGAAGTTAAAACTTTTTCAATCATTAAAAAACCACCATTTAAATAAAAATCTAAGTCAGGATCAGTTACAACTAAAGAAGTAGCTGTAGCATTTATACCTACAGATAAAGTAGTTGTAAGCTCTGTGTTTTGAATAGGAATTGCAACACCTGATATGGACAAAGGGCTTTTAAGAGACATTAATCTTACATAGTCTCCAACTTGTATTCCACTATCGGGATGAGAAACACTATATACACCTCCAATTCCACCTCCAACATTTTCTGCTGTAAAAGGATTAGTAGGTAAAAAATCTGCTGTAGGTAATTCTGTTCTTGCAGGTCTAGCTTGTTGTAAACCCTGAGGATCTGCTCCATGAGGTTTTGGATCTAGTTGAGGTTGTTTAGGTTCGTATTCAGAAATATGAACTTTAGCTCCAGTCCATTCTGTAACCATTTCTTTATAAGGAAAGGCCTGACCAGAACGATCAGAAATAAATTGTGCATATTTTCCTCTAGCAAAATTAGACATTTGGATAATAAGCCTTTGGTGTTATATAAGAACTTGATGGTGAGCCATCTTCTTGTAAGGCTCTTTGTAATTCATCTTCATATAACAATTTCATTTGTTGTGTTAATTCAGGTTTAAATTTTTGTGATAAATAATAAGCTAATCCTGATGCCATACAT